ACGCAAGCGGGGGCGTGGCGGATCTGCGATGAGCTTGTGACGTTTGACATGGGCCTTGAGCGGTTTGGTCAGGAAATGATGGCGCTGATTGCTCAGAAATATTCTAAGCATGATATTCTGATCTGGGGCGATCCGGCGGGGAATAAGCGGGATGAGATTTATGAGGTTACAGCCTTTGACCATCTCAGATCACTTGGTTTCAAAGCACAACCAACAGAAAGCAATGCGTTTCAAGTCAGACGAGAGGCTGGGGCAAGTCCTATGGGGCGGCTGATAAACGGCAAGCCTGGGCTGATGGTGGATAAGAAATGCTTGAGATTGCGCAAATCTCTAAGCGGTGGATATTTTTTCAAGCGTCAAAGCATGGGCGCTGGGCAAGATCGATTTAAAGATACGCCGGTGAAGAACGATCATTCACACTGCGGGGATGCGTTTGGATATCTTATGCTGGGCGGCGGTGAACAGCGCCGGTTGCGCAGGGGTAGCTACGGCAATTCCTTCGCAGCACAAAGCTATTCTGCGGAAACGGAATTTAACGTGTTCTGATGGGACTGATTCAGCTACCAACCTTTCAAATGCGAACCGATGAGCAAATCGTTCCGCTTACACTTAACCATGTTTATAATATTAAGCTGGGGCCGCATGAACAGGAATATGAAAAACATATTCCGTATTATCGGGATTACCTATTTGATATTTCGGTTTTGGGTTGGTCTTGGGCTGCTATCGGGCGCGGGAAAATAGTTGCCATCTTTGGCGTAAGGGATATGTGGCCTGGTTTGGTAGAGGCTTGGTTTGTTCCAGGGGAAGAATTAGAACGCCATGCAAGGTCAACTTTGATCGGTGCAAGGGCGCTTTTACGTGAAGTGATGTCTGATACAGATATCAGACGTATGCAAATCTTCGTAAAAGTGGACAATACCCGCGCATTAAGGTTTGCTAAAGCACTACATTTTGAGGTAGAGTGCATATTAAGAAAGTTTGGCCCAGAGGGGGCTGACTATTATTCTATGGCGAGGTTTGAGTAATGGGTGCTTTTGGCCGTAAAAAGAAAAAAAGAGAACCGAGTGTTGCTGAGTTGAAGGCGCAAGAGGCTCAAAGTCGAGCAGAAGAACGCGCAACGACCCAAGAGCGCACAGAAATGCAAACCGCACAAGCCAGAAGAAGATTGCTTCGTCGCGGTGGTTTAAGATTGTTATTCTCCGCAGCACGTCAAGAAGGACCGGGCGCACCTACGACCAGAATGTTGGGCGGGGGATCTTGATATGGCGATGTCAAGACCTAGAGCGGTTGCTAAAGATACGGAAAAAGGATCTTTTTTTGGCGATCTTAAAATGGGTCTTGGGCTTTCTCCGCAAACACCTAGCTATCGGGCGCGTACTGAAAAAAGCAGAAGAAGACAAAAAGAGTTTGAAGAGCGGTTAAATAGAAACGAAAAGAGGCGGGAGAAGCGTAGAAAGAAAAAACGTGTAACCGCTAGAATGCTTTTTGAAAAAGAGAAAGCTGAAAAACTGGCAAAAGAACGGGCAGAAGGGCAGGAAAAGCGTAAGGCGTTTGAAAAAAAGAGGGGTGAAGAAATCGCTCGTCGTCGCCGTTTGTTGCTAAATATCTGATAGGAAGCAGTATGACAAAGATCAAAGAAGATCCGCGTGTATATCAAAAGGCTGATCCCCAGCCAAAACGTGCAAGAAATGAAAAGGGGCAATTGGTTTCAGATGATCCATCTACCCCAGACGTAAATGAAGCTTGGGAAGGCGGGAAGGCTCCAAAGAAAAAAGCCGCTCCAAAGAAAAAGGCAACAAGCAGTGGTAAAAAAAGCGTATCAAAATCCTAAAGGCGGATTGAACGCTGCCGGTCGCGCTTACTTCAGGCGCAAAGAGGGATCTAATTTAAAAGCCCCCGTCAAATCCGGCGATAATCCCCGCAGAGCGTCCTTCCTGGCTCGAATGGCGGGGAACCCCGGGCCGGATCGTGACAGCAAGGGCCGACCGACACGGAAATTGTTGTCGCTCCGCGCCTGGGGCGCTTCATCTACAGCGGATGCCAAACGTAAAGCTGCCGCTATAAGCAAGAGGAACAAGGCAAATGCCTAAGCTATCAACGAGAGAAGTCATTGCGCGAGAGGCAAAAGCACAGGCTCGCAAAGATGAATGGCGCACAATCTACGAAGATTGCTATGAATTTGCCCTGCCGCAACGAAACTTATACAACGGTTATTACGAAGGCAAAACGCCCGGCAAAGGCAAGATGCAGCGCGTATTTGATTCCACGGCCATGTCCTCGACCAAGCGTTTCGCCAACCGACTTCAATCCGGGTTGTTTCCTCCTAATCGGCATTGGTGTCGCTTAGAGCCTGGATCGGCTGTACCTGAGCAAGATCAGCCAAGAGCGCAGCAAATACTTGATGCCTACGTTGATATTATGTTTGACCAGCTACGTCAGACAAGTTTCGATCTGGCTATGGGGGAGTTTTTGCTGGATCTCTGCGTGGGTACGGCTGTTATGATGGTGACTCCTGGTGATGAAGTTACCCCCATTCGTTTTCTTGCGATACCACAGTATCTTGTGGCCATTGAGGAAGGCGCATATGGCATGGTTGATAACGTCTATCGCAAGCTGCGTATCAAGGCGGAATCCATCACAAGAGAGTTCCCAGACGTTCAGATCACAACGGAATTGCAAGACGCAATAGATCGCCGTGGTTCTGAAGAGCTTGATCTGTTTGATGCGGTTATCTTCGACCAAGAGACAGGCCGATATCATTATCACGTTATTTGGCCAGCCAAGGCACAAGAGATTGTTTATCGTGAAATGCCATCCAGCCCCTTCATTGTTGCCCGGTTCAGCAAAACAGCCGGTGAAATATACGGGCGCGGTCCTTTGGTTGATGCAATTGCAGATATCAAAACGCTAAACAAAACCTTGGAGCTTGTTCTCAAGAACGCAAGTCTATCCATCTCAGGAGTATATCTTGCCGCCGATGACGGTGTTCTAAATCCTCAAAGCATCAAAATACAGCCTGGTGCCATTATTCCTGTTGCCCGAAACGGTGGTCCACAAGGCGCGTCTCTGGCCCCTCTGCCTAAGGCTGGGGACTTTAACACAAGCCAAATCGTTATTCAGGATCTCAGAGTAAACATCAAAAAGATCTTGATGGACGACACACTCCCGCCTGATACCATGTCTGCGCGATCCGCTACAGAGATAGCACAGCGTCAACGTGAATTAGCTTCTAATCTTGGATCGGCATTTGGTCGCTTAATGACCGAGATTATGACGCCTCTGGTTTCGCGTATCCTATTCGTTCTGGACCGTCAGGGCTTGATTAATATGCCCCTCAAGGTCAATGGTGTGCAGATCAAAGTCACGCCGGTATCGCCTCTTGCCGAGGCTCCCAAGATGGAAGAGGTCAATCAGCTTCTCAGCTTTATGCAGATTGCCAATTCTATGGGACCAATGGGGCAAGCAATTATCAACGTCCCAGAAAGTATTTCGTTCATTGCGGAAAAAATGGGGATCGATCAACGTGTATTAAATACACCGGAAGAGCAACAAATGATGATGCAGCAAATGCAGCAAGCTATGATAGAACAGCAGCAACCTATGCCCACTGATGAAACAGTAGCAGAGGCCATGCAATGAGTTCGCCAGACGGTTGGGAAGGAATAAGTCAAGCGTTTGTCGAGCCGCCAAAGGCGGATGATCTGGACATACTTTATGGACGGGTCTTTAAATCTGAGGAAGGTCAGAAGGTGTTACATCACCTAAGACAGATAACTATAGAACAACCATCTTGGTATCCAGGCGAAGATCCTAGTCACGGTTTTGTAAGAACGGGCATGACTGAGCTTGTGCGTCTGATTGAGCGCAGGGTGGGAAGGAGCAACAATGTCTGAACAAGCTGAAGCAATTGAAGTCTCTGAGGAGACTCCCCTGGTTAATTTTGAAAAACCAGAAGATCAGCCGCAAGAACAAGAACAACCGTTTCAATTACGGCCAGAAGAAAATGAAGAGGTTGATGTTGATGATGGTGAACCGCTGGAGCGTCCTGACTTTTACCCAGAAAAGTTTTGGGATGATGATGGCCCTGATGTTGAGAAGTTGGCAAAAAGCTATGCAGAGCTTGAAAAGGCTTTTAAATCAGGTAAACACAAAGCGCCGGATGGTGATTATGACACTAAAGATCTGGTGGATAAGGGTTTGGACTTGGAAGATCCTTCAGTCCAGGTATTTCAAGATTGGTCTAAAAAATATGGTATCTCGCAACAAGCTTTTGAAGAGCTTGCGGGGCAAGTCCTAGAGTTTTCTCAGGATAGCCAAGAAACCATAGAATATGATCGTCAACAAGAAATGCAGAAGCTTGGTGAGCGAGGCCAAGAAAAGATTGCGTATCTTGAGCGTCATATCACCCGCGCATCACTGACAAACTCAGAGCGCGAGGCTTTGGCCTACAGTCTGAACAGTGCTGATGCAATCAATGCAATGACCAAGTTTATTCAGGGTTATACGAATGAAGGCATACCGACAACGCCGGTTGTGGACACGCCTGAAATGACCAGAGAAGATCTTGCTTCAGCGATTGCAGACCCGCGTTGGCAGACCGATGCAGCATGGCGAACAAAGATTGAAAAGCAATGGGCGGCGGCAAATAGCTAGATTTTGTTGCAATCACTACATTTTGCGTGTATAGGCATATTAAGGGCTAACCGCTGCGCGGCCCCTTGATGTGGTAATCCACTGGTGGGCGCGGCCACTTTCGCGCAAGCGACTGCCCGAATTACATCGGCTAACAGTAAGCGTTTTGAGTTGAAACCTAATAGGAGGCTTCTGCTATGGCGCAGAGTATTACTAATGCCTTTGTAACGCTTTTTGATGAGGAAGTTAAACAGGCATACCAAGGCGAAGCGTTGCTTCGCGGCACAATGCGGACACGTACCGGTGTCCAGGGTAACACAGTAAAGTTCCCAAAAATCGGCAAAGGTGTTGCAACAGTTCGTGTTCCACAAACTGACGTAACTCCATTGAACGTAACCTATAGCCAGGTTACCGCCACAATGTCTGATTATATCGCAGCGGAATATTCAGACATATTCCATCAATCACACGTCAACTTTGATGAGCGCCGTGAATTGGTGCAGGTTGTTTCAAAGGCGATTGCTCGCCGTATGGACCAGCTTTGCATTGATGCACTTGATGCGGCTGCATCGCCATCAACTGTTGCAACATCTGTGGGTGGTGCGTCTTCAAACATGAACATCGAAAAACTTCGTGCGGCTGCGAAAGCACTGAACGATAACAACGTACCAGCCGAAGGTCGTCACTTGTTGATGCACTCCTCTCAGCTTGATGCGTTGCTCGGTGAAACAGAAGTTACTTCAAGCGACTTTGCTTCCGTAAAAGCACTTGTTCGCGGTGAAATCACTTCGTTCATGGGCTTCAACATTATCACAATGGGTGATCGTGATGAAGGCGGTGTTCCTAAGCCATCAACCCGTACATGCTTTGCTTGGCATCAAGACAGCATGGGTTATGCTGAAAGCATCTCTCAGAAGTCAGAAGTAAACTACATCCCAGAGAAAACATCGTTCCTCGTAAGTTCTATGTTCTCTGCTGGATCGGTTGCGATTGACGACGAGGGCATCGTTAAAATTAGCTGTACTGAATAAGGAGACTAAAATATGGCTTATTCATCAACTGGTTTTGGAACCGGGGGTCCATCCAAAAAAGGTAATGCCCCTTGCATTTACACATATCAAACCGCTGATACGATAGCGACTGTAAACACAGAAGGCTATTTTAACGACTTGTCAGATACTCTGGCGGTTGGCGATTTGATTTATGTTGTGTCATCTACTGGCGGCACTCGCGTAAGCACACTTACGCAAGTTCTGTCCAATACTGGCGGTGTTGTTGACGTTGCAGACGGTACGACACTGGCCGCAACGGACGGTGACTAATTCTCCCCTGGGGGGCTGGGCAACTGGCCCCCTTCAAACTCTTGGAGGGCTATAATGGCAAGTAATGACACAGATATTACTATTTGTTCGGATGCTTTAGTTCTCTTGGGCGCACAGCCCATAACGTCCTTAACGGATGGCAGTGATCCGGCAGACGTTTGTAATCGTCTTTACCCAGATCTTAAAAATCATTTACTGACAGTTTATCCTTGGAGCTGGAGCCTTAAAAAGGTTCAACTTAGCAAGAACGCAACCGATCCCGTTAATGAATGGGATAATGCTTTTGATCTGCCTAATGATATAATTGGCAGTGTTATTGCTGTTTTCGATAGCAGTTCAAGCGGCATACGTCCAAGGCGCTATGGATGGGAAATCTATGGCACTCAGTTATTCACTAACCTAGATACCATCTATATTGATTATCAGGCAACAGTTGTTGAATCCAGTATGCCAGAGTATTTCATACGGTTCTTGCGTGTGGCATTGGCCGCAGAAATTGCTATTCCGATAACGGATCAGGCAACAAAATCAGATTACTTTCGTGCGCAAGCATATGGTTCGCCGGGTGAATCTGGTCGTGGCGGTCTGCTGCGTGAGGCAATGAACATCGATGGGCGTGGTCAAGGTACGCAAATTGTGGAGGACTATTCTCTTATTCAGGCGAGGTACTGATGAGAATTACGCAATATCAGTCTAACTTTTCTACCGGAGAATTAGATCCTCTTCTACGGGCTAGAACAGATCTTCAACAATATCAGAATGCTTTGGAAGAAGCGACAAATGTTATTGTGCAACCTCAAGGCGGGATTTCTCGCAGAGATGGTTTAAAGTTTGTTCACAGCTTTTCAACATCGTTTACTGATTTCAAGCTGATCCCCTTTGAGTTTAGCGTAAGTGACAGCTATCTATTGGTGTTTGTTGTTGGCCGCATTTATGTTTTCAAAGACGGAACATTGCAGACAAACATAAACGGATCTGGCAATGATTACATCACG